TGGTAGTTTCACCTATGTATACTTTTTCTGTTTTATTATAAAAGAAATATAATAAACATTGATCTTCAATATTAATTGTTTCCATTGTTCCCCTTTTTATTATTACTCTGTTTTTTCTAGTGCTTCTTTTAATTCTTTTATCTCATCTTGTAGTTTTTGTATATGCCAATCTTTAATTCCAATATCAGTTTCAAGTGTATCAATAATTTTAAAGTTGTTAGCTTCTTTTAGTTTCTTTTTTAGAAACTTATTTTGTTCTTCAAGATACTCAATTCTTTCAGCATCTTCAAACATACCAGCGTTTGTCATTACACCCCCTTTATTTTTTTAATTGATACAATGACAGATGTTGGAATTATAACTGTGCTTCCAATATCTTCCATAGTAGATTTTTCTTTGCTCTCAATATAATCTCTAAATAATCTAGTCACACCTTTTTCTTGACTTAATAAATAACCTTTAGATACAGCAACCGGCAATTTTTCTTTTTGTAAAACTTCCAAAGTAGACCAGCCATCATCACCTTCAATATCAAGCCAACGAACTTCTACAAAAGAATAGGTAGATATATCTTTACTTAAATGTTTTGTTTTTTTAATTTTTAATTTTGTACCATGCTTCATATAAGTCTCCAATTTTTACCTTGCCTTTAGTTATCTCTACTATTTTCTTAACCATTTCTGGATTAGGAAATCTTTTAACTCTAGCAGTTAAACACCACCTATTCACACTAGTTCCCGGATTTTGTCCATCAAGTCCCAGCATTTGTCCAAAGACATAATAGGATAGTTTCTTATCTTTTCTATATTCTTCAAGTGTCATAATTCCTTTCTTTATTGATCTATTATAGAGGTATATATTATATATTTTATTTGACAAGTAATTCTTTTAGTTTATAAGTGTATAAAAAAAACAAAGGAACTTATGAAAACTCAAGAACAATTAGAACAAGAAGCATTTGCTTTTTATAATGGTGGTAAAGGATTAGATCATTGGTCTTATTCATCTACAAGCTCTCCATATGCTAAAAATTTAATTAATTATAAATTTCCACAAGAGATAAGAAGAAAATTTGTATTTAGATACAAACCATCATTTGGAAATTTAGCAAACAATGTTGTTCAAAGATTAATAGCAGACACTATATGGACATCAGAAAAAAGTGTAATAGTTGAATGGGATAGAGATTATCAATTAAATTTTAATAACGAATTAAAAAACATTAAAGACAAACCAGCAGTAGATGCAAAGGATGAATTTGCTAGAGAAGAAATGTTAGACTACGCACATAATTGTATTGGTGTGACTAAAAAAGTTGTGCAAGATATTGTTGGGGATCAAAAATTGGAATGTGAAAGAGCAGTAAGACACAAAGAAATGACAATGATAAAACCAATCTTAGGTAGGATTGATTATGAAACTAAAACTAAATTTATAGAATTAAAAACTAAGCCACCTAATATTAGAAAAGTTAAAAACAAAGAGGAATGGAAAATGAGTTCGCAACCAATTCCAACTGAACCTACGTTTGATAACTTAACACAAACTTCGTTTTACTATATGTGTACTAAGAAAATACCATTCTTAGTTTATGTCAATGACAAAGAACATATTGTGTTTGACCAATCACATCAGTTAATGAAGAAAGACCATCTGGAACACCTTTACTTTAAAATGTGTGAAAAGATACTTTTCTGGGAAAAAATGATTATGTTTTGCAAGGGTAATATACAAGAACTTGCAATGATGTGTGAACCACCAGATTTAAGTCATCCATTTTATTATAAAGATTTAGCACCAGAACAACTACAATTAATAACTAACCTATGGGGAATGAAACATGAATAAGAAAAATATATATCAAAAATTGCACTCGGCTTGTATTGAAGCAGGTAGTGTTAAGAAAGCAGAGAAGGTAAAAGGGATGCACTTTAATCCTTTATTGCATGACGCAGTACAAGAAACTGCAACGCAATCATTATTGAATAATGGATTGTATCCAACTTGTAATTACCTAACAGAAATAACAGATAAGAATATGGTCATGGTTGTGTGTACTATGAAGGTACATGACATTGATGATCCTAAAACTTTTGTTCTTGTTGATGGATGTTCGGCAATGGGTGCATTAGATAAGTTTGGTACGGGTCAAGCTATGTCATACTCAAGAAAGTATGCGTTCTTAAATCTGTTAAATCTTAAAACAGGAATTAAAGATGAGGATGGTTATGAAGCCAAACCCTTTAAACAAAATTCTGTAGAGAAATCTGCAGAGCCTACATACATGGATGAATCTGTGAATGTAGATGAAATAAAAGATGAACTAAGAAATGCTCAATCTATACAAGGGTTAAATCTTGCCAAGAATAAGCATAGAGATAGTGTTCATTTTTTACTTAAAAACAATTTACGAGCATACAGACAGATAACTGATGTTGCTGAAACTCGTGAATTACAATTAAATAATGTTCAACAATAGTTGAAGATAACAAAAGGAAATAATATGAATGAAGAAGTAATATGGGTAAATTTAGTACCCAACGAAAACAAGTCAGCAGATAACCATCCGGATTGGGTAGCACCTGCAAATCCTAACGCACCAGAGGGAAAGAAATGGACCATTGGTACGAAGATTGGAGAGACTTGGCACAACCCTGCAGGATGGAACGCAAAGGATGATGCTGGTAATTTAACTGGAGCAATCAAAATTAAATTGACACCCAATAATTATGATGCTTCACAAGCTGGAAATAAGGGGTTTCCAAAAGCACCTATTTCTGGTAATAAACCAGAATACAAGTTTTAATTAAAAAGAAAATTTGTATAGTCTTAGAGGGGTTTTTTTCTTTCTTAGTTCCCTTCGTTAGTTTTCCCCTCTAGGACATAAAAAAAATATGACCGATACAATCAAACAGCCAAAGCATTATATCGCTAACGCAATAGAGCCTATTGATTTTATTATTGCCAACAAATTAAATTTCTGTGAAGGGAATGTTGTGAAGTATATATCTCGTTGGAGAATGAAAAACGGAGTGGAAGATTTAAAAAAAGCCAAACAATACATAGATTTTTTAATCGAAAAAGAGGTTGCCAAAAAGGATAAATCATGACAAAATACACAAGAATCAAAAACGGAGAGTGTAGTTTTCAAATTACCGAAGAGTTTGATTCAGCAGAAAATGCTGCAAACAGTTCCAATGAAGGAATAAATGCAGAAGTAAAAATTGAGAATATTAAACTCGATTTTACAACAGTGAAAAAGGAGCATGATGGAAGAGATCAAAGTGCGTCTGCAAAAGTACCGAGACCTTCAGGAAAAGAAGCACAAGAAATTTCTTGAAGCAAAGTCTAAGGCTAAGAAGTACCATGAAGATAGTATTAGATTGATGAGTAAAGTAGTGCAGACACAAGAAGAATTAATGACATCTTAGTTATTAGTTTTAATAATTAAAAAAAACAAGAGGAACATGAGGGGATTCTATGACTAAAAATATAAGGTTCAACGAGATTAAACTTGCAATGAGAGCCGGACATTATGAAAATCTAAATATAAAAGAAGAAAAAATATATAAGAACGCATTTGCTAATGGTTATAGGTTGGGTAAAAAACACACAGAAAATTTAAAAAATCATTTATCAATAATAGGTGTCTCTTCTTATAAACCACCAAAATCAATCATAGATAATATTGTTGATTATATGTGTAAGAGATATGAAGTATCTAAAAAAGAATTGCTTGGCAAGAAAAGAACTTTAGATATTGTAAGAGCAAGAAATATTATTCACAATATATTAAATGAAAAATACAAAATGAATTTATCAAATATTGGTAGACATTTTGGACAAGATCATACCACAGTATTACATTCAATAAAAATGAAAGCTAACAAGAAAAGATATTGGTCAGAGGAGCAAACTATATGGCAAGAGTTTCAAGAGTTAAAAGAGGTGTTGTAGGAATTAATTGGAATCTAAGATACAGATTAAAGATAGAAGATCAAGAACATACTATAGATGATTTGAGACTTTATGTTAGACAGTTAGAAAGAAAGAATAAAAAATTACTTCTTAAAACCACTTAACATAGATTTGTAAGACTTAGAACTTATTGTACTTTTAGCTTTACTTTTTGAAGTACCAGATTTTTTTTTCTTATTCATATTATAGTACAAACCTTTCTTGGCTTTTGTTCCATCTTTTTTAGTATGATAACCCGGCATTGTTTTTCCTATTATTAATATATTTGTCGAAGCATAACTCATCTATACCATTATGGCAAAATCTTTTTTTCTCTGCATTAACTATCCAACCACCTATAATAGAAGTTAATTCTTTATTACATACCTCACACTTACCACAGATAATGATTTGTTCTTTAGATCGTACCCAAGTTTTACTTTTTGTAGCCAAGTCCAGACTTCCTATTGCTATATAATTTTTGCCATGACCAAGAGCTTAACTTGGTAGACCAATGATAA